ATACAAGAAACCGTTGTCATCACGGGTAAGCGTTTCAAAATCCGCTTGCGTAAATATTTTCATTGTGTTTCCCCTTACCATTTTAAGCCAATTATGCCTCTTGCGCCGTCATTTAATCGCTCCCCTCCGGCGCGGCAGGCGGCGACATCCAATGCGTTATCAGCTTGGACGTGCCCATCAGCGGGTTATCCCACCCCAGCATCTGCGTGCCGTTGTATATGTGCCACACCATCACGCATCCCCACGCATCCGCATCCCGCGCGGTGGGACGGCGCTCGGCCATCGGTATCCATGTCATACTCATACTCCATACCCCTCCAGCATAGTCGCGCCGATCTCATCCATGATCCGGCTTAGCTCGTCAATCGCCGCCTCGGCGTTTGGCTGCCAGTCGAATTCGTTATCCACCTGCCACACCCAGTGCCGCTCGGGCTGTGCGGAGTAGACGTGATAGCCATACCCCGGCACCCACCTGACGCGATACTTGGTGAATGTTTCCTCATCCTTGTACAGCGGCCCCACAAAGCAGGGGCCAGCTCCGTAGCCGCAATACATCATCCACCCACCACCTTGAGTACCGGCGGCTCGCACTCCGCGTAACCGTCCGGCGGGAAGTAGTCGTACACCTCGCGCAGAGGCAGTCCCATCCAGCGCATCAGCTCATACGCCTCGCCCATGTCCCACGCGGTCAAGCCGCGTATGCACTTGCTGACGTAATCCGTGCTGCGCCTCAGGTGCACGGCCACGTCACTTTGAAGCAGGTCGCGCTCCATCATCGCCGCGCGCAGCTTGGCGTATGGCCGCGCGCGTCGGGGCTGTTCTTGTTTAGTCATGATAACCCAGCCCCCTCCTCTTAGCGCGCCGCGAACCGTTGTCGCTTCGCTCGCTGTAGCACGGGTCGAGCTGGATGAAGCCTCCGTATACGGTCGCTTCGTCCGGCAGTAAGCACCGCGCGTCCAGATTGTACTGCTTAAAGTGCTTGTATACACTCTCGACGCTCCACAGCTTGCGCGCACGCTCGCGCGCGTCGGGCAAGTTGTCGGCCAGCAGGTCGATCGCCCAGTGATGCGTGCGGATGGTGCGCGTCTCAAAAGTCACTCTATATCGATCCATGTATCTATCCTCCCTTGACAACGCTGGCTTGGAGGTGTATAATGTGTATGTCAAACGTTGACCCTCCAGAGTCAGCTTTGATTGTCCGCATAGCGCCCTCGACACCTACGGGGCGCTATTTTTTAGTATCATTCGTCGTATGATTCAATCGCCCTTTTGGCGGCTTTCCATTTCATCATGCGATGAAAATTCTTGTCAATTTCCGTTTGGGCGATTTCCGTTAGCACCGGCTTTAGGGCTGATACTTCATATTTTTCGCCGCGCCTGATGTGCGCCTTGTCAAACGTCTTTGCTACCGCCCAATCTACTGTCGCATATGACAGGTCAAACATTTTCGCTATGCCGCCGACGGTCATTTTCATTTCAAACTTCTCCTCCTTTTTCTTGTTCGGCGCGGCGCGTGTGCGTCACGCCGGTTTGCGCTTGCTCTCGTCCAGCTGTGCCATGATGCACATGCCGTTGACGATCTGCAGGATTTGCTCTTGCGTCTCATCCGACAGCTTAGACAGGTTTTGCACGCACAGCAGCAGCTTAGTAGCGCGCTCGCGATCTTGTGCCGTACTGCTTATCATTTCGCCATCTCCTTTTATCAATTAAAATGAGCCCAATGGCATTATATCACTTATAATGATATTCGTCAAGCCTTTTTTTACTTTTCGCGATTGACATCTATCATTCGGCGTGATAATATGTACTTGTAGATTGGAGGTGATAAAGTGGCAGAAGCAAATGAGCGCATACGCACACTACGTAAAGCTCTAGGACTTAATATGGCTGACTTTGCCTCAAGCATAGGCTTTGGACAATCCGGCTTGTCGGGCATAGAGAGCAGTAGCCGCCCCGTCACGGAGCGGCATATCCGACTTATATGCGGCGCATATCCGCAAGTCAATCCCGATTGGCTCCGCACCGGCGAGGGCGATATGTTTTTGCCGGACGGCGGGCACGGCGACGAGCTGGACGAGTTGTGCCGCCAGTTTGGGCTGATGGGCGACTTTGCCGCATCCACGCTGCGCGCTTATGTCCGGCTTAGCGATGAGCACCGTCAGATGATACTCGACTGGCTGACCGCCGCGGCGGACGACTTCGAGCGCAGGCGCAAGGCGCGCACCAGCGGCGGCGATGGCCAGGCCGCCGACGATGCAGCGCCCTCCAGCGCGGACGCGGACCCGGACGCCGACTTTAAGCGGCAGGTGCTCGAGGGTCGCGCGCGGCACGAGGCGTACATGGCCGCCCAGCGCGACGCCGAAAGCAAGCAGGCACAGTAACGACCGATTAATGACCGCCCCACTTCGGGGCGGTTCTTTTTTTTATGCGAGTGGCAAAACTTTTTTGCAAAATGCGTTTTAGGGTATTGACATTCGCGGCGGAAAGTAGTATAATATAGGCACGGACAATCAAAGAATACAAAATGGAGGACAAGAACGATGTGTGATCAGATTAAGATTGAAAAGGTATCCGAGGACAAGATAGAAATTCATACTCCTTATAACCCGCAGTTTGTAGCCAAGATAAAGGCCGCGGGCGCGCGCTGGAACGCCGCGGATAAGGCGTGGGCGATGCACGCCGCCAACATCGACGTGGCGCGCGAAATCCTGCGCGCGGTGTATGGCCGCGACGATATGCCCGCGGCGGACGAAAAGCTGGTGCGCGTGCGCGTCACCGCGCTGCAGAACATAAGTGCAGACCGCGGGCCGATAGTCCTGCTGGGGCGCATCATCGCTTCCGCGCGTGGCCGCGATTCCGGCGCGCGCGTCGGTGAAGGCGTTGCGTTTATAGATGGAAAGCCGCAGAGCGGCGGCAGCGTGAAGAACTGGACGACTGAGATTAGCGAGGGTAGTATTTTCGTGGTGGCCGACGTACCCACCACGCTGCTTGGCGAGCTGGATGAGACCGGCTGGCGTGGCCAGAAGCTGTATCAGTACGAGATCATCGACGATGATCGCGACGAGCAGCTCCGCAAGCTGCAGGCGCGCCGCGAAGAGCTGGCCGCCGCCTTGGCTGACATCGAGGCGCAGATTAATGCGCTTAAAGGAGGTAACTAAAATGAGGTTTGATATTTTTGCCGTTGATGTTGAGAATGGAGGCCGAAAGTTTTACGACGTGCGACCGGATGCAGATTGCATCCGGTACGCGGTGGATATACCCGACGCGTACGACCCCGTGCGCGGCGACGATGGGCACATATCGCTGACGCGCGAGGGCGACGAGTATTCGCTGGACGATATTTTAACGGCCAACGACATCAATCAGCCAGTTTTTAATTGGCCATACATCACGGGAGACCGTGATGCGCCATGCGTTAATTTGGAGGTGCTGGCCATCGACGGTTGTGAGTTTGAGCCCGAACCGCTGTCATGGTCAGAGGGCGTTGACGATTTGATAAGCCGTTTTTCTGAAATGGGGCTGCGTTTTAGCATCCACCCCGAGACCGGGCGGCTGGTAATCAGGCCAGACGATGGCACCGCGCGCTTCGTGCGCAAGACGTACCCTGGCGAGCTTGAGACCATCCGATATGGCCTCAAAAATCGCTGGAATCAGCGGCGCTACGCCGAGCTTGCACGGCAGCAGGCAAAGCGCAAAGCGGCCGAAAAAGCCGCTGAAAAGGATGGGGAGTGACGATGATGATCGCCCTGAAGGACTATGCCGACAAGATCGGCAAGCCCTACCCCTTGGTCTACCAAAAAGCCGTGCGCGGCGGCTTTGAGACCGCGCAGAAAGTCGGCTCGCGCTGGGTGATAGAGGCCAGCGAGCCGTGGGTTGATATGCGCGCAAAAGCGGCGCGCTACCCCGCCGCCGTGCCTGCCGATGCTGACGACCTAGTGCTAGTCACGGACTACGCGCGGGATCGCGGCATAGATGTGCGCAGCGCCGAGCGCAAAGCCGCGCGCGGCTCGCTTAAGACGGCGCGCAAAATCGGGCGTCGCCTGTACGTCAGTGCGAGCGAGCCATACGCCGACGCGCGGACGCACTCCCCGCTTGCGGCGCAGCGTGACACAAGCGCCGAGCCGCGCCTGATACCTCTCGTCGAGTACAGCGAGCGGCTGGGCAAGCACAAATCACATATTTTGCGCAAGGCTGCGCGCGGCGATTTTAAGACCGCGTGTAAGATCGGCGGGTGCTGGTACATCTCCGCCGACGAGCCTTACGTTGACCGACGCGT